ACATCTCCATCAAACTCTGCTTTTCCAGCAACTGTTAATGTTGATGCTAAATTTACTGCACCTCCAACCGATAAAGCTCCACCTATTGAGGCAGCTCCACCAACTGTTGCAGTTCCTCCTACAGCTAAATTACCTACAAGAACTGTATTACCTGATACACATACATCATTATCAAAATCTGCTTTACCTCCTACAACAAGTGTAGTTCCTATACTTACTGCATCTTTTAAATGAGCTTCTCCTGTAACACTTAATGTAGAACCAAGCTGTACTGCTCCTGCAATAGTTACATGTCCACCTACATTTATATCTCCTGATACTGATACATCTCCATCAAATGTAGCATTACCTATAATAGTTGTTGTACCACTTACATATAAATTACCACCAACTGTTACATTTGTAACTGATATATTGCCTTGAACAAGAGCAGTAATATTACTTAAATTAGAACCATCTCCAAAAAATGCTGAAGCACATACTTTAGAACTTACATGAACATCTCCTGCTATTGTAACATTACCACCTAATGATACATTTCCTCCTACATCAAGCGTACCACCTATTGCAGTATTTCCTGATACAGAAACATCATCTTCAAATTCTGCTTTACCTGTTATATTAGATGTACCACCAATAGATACATTACTTGCTACTGTTAATGTACTTGCAAGATTAACTGCACCACCTACTCCAAGAGTTCCTGTTAATGTAGTATTACCTGCAACTGTTAAAGTTGATGCAAGATGTGTTGCACCTCCAACAGATAAAGTACCACCTATTGAAGCATTACCTGCTATTGTTGCTGTACCACCTATATTTAAATTACCAGATACAGATGCATTACCTGCAACATCTAATGTGCTTCCTAATGATACAGCACCTGTTATAGTTGTAGTTCCACCTATAGCAACATTACCACTCACTGATACATCATCTTCAAATTCAGCTTTTCCTGTTATATTAGATGTGCCACCTATTGATGTATTTCCTGCTACATCTAAAGTACCACCTATTGTTGTGTTACCAGAAACTCTTGCTGTTGTTAAAAATCCTGCTGCACCACTTACTGTAGCCGTACCTAAAATATTTATATTACCACCTATAGAAACACCTGATGCAACACTTAATGAACTTTGTAAATGTGTTGCTCCAACAATAGTAGTAGTTCCACTAACATAAAGATTACCACCTATAGTTGCATTACCAACAGATATATTACCACCAATAGACATAGTAATACCTGTAAGATTTGATCCATCACCATAAAAAGCTGAAGCACAAACTTTATCTGTTATTTGTAAATTACCTCCTATAGAAGCATCACTTGATACTCCAAACTTTTTTCCTGCAAATAAATTATCTGTAACACTTAATGTGCCATCAATTTGTGCTGAACTTGTTGCAATTTGTAAAGCTGTATTAGATCCATCTCCTGTTTGAACATTAGTTAATGTTGTTGGAACACCTAGATTACCAGATGTACTAACTTGTAATAATTTTTTATATGTAGCATTAATTAATTTATTTGTTAAATCACTCATACTGTACCCCATTTTCTATCATCTGGTTCTGGAATATCATTCCATGTTATATCTGCAAGTTGCCACTCTAAATTTCTACCACCATCATCTGGTCTAGCATTTTGAATTGTTGGATCATCTCTTGTATCTGGCACTCTATTTTGTGGATGATTTTTTAAATCATATCTACCATCAAAACATTGTGGACATCTTAATGTACCATAACTACTTAATCTCATTACTCGTAGTGGATAAACAAATCCACACTCATCACACATAGCTTTAGCATTTTTATCTGTAGCCATTAAACGCTTCTCAATTTAGGTTTAAAATAAATACTTGCTCTTTCTTTGTCTTCTTCCATTGCTCTTAATAATAATTCTTCATAATTTGATTTTAATAATGTAATTCTTTCAAGTGGTATACCTGGTCTTTTTAATCCCATATAATATGCAAGACCTGCAGTAAGACAAGGTAAAAATCTTACTGGAGCATCTGCATTTTGTTGAAATGATTTATTTGTATCTTGAACTTTACGTATTAATTCTACCTGTATAAGACCAGTTGCATCTGGTACAGGATATAAAAATATTTTAGGATTAGCTAAATTTCTTTTAACAGTATATTGTGTAGGTCTTCCTGTTTGAAATTTATTAGGTATGATATGATATTCTTCAAATGATTTTCTTTCTAATTTAGTTTCTGCTGATGTGCTATTAGGTTGATATGTAACTACTAAAGCATCTATAGCTGATGAAGCTAAATCATAAGTTGTAACACTAGAAGCAACTGTTACTGTTGTTGTATCTGTATTCCAAAGTAATATGCCTCTATTTTGCCAATCATTTAACATTAAGTTAATAGAACGTCTAGCAGAGGCAGGCTCATGACCTAGTGTTTGTTCACCACCTATCATCTCTGTAGCTTCTTGTATTACTTCATCTATATCTAAATTAAAATTATATGTTCCTGATTGTGCCATTATACTTTTCTTAATTCCTTTAATTGTTTTTTAGCAGCTTTTGCTAATCTTGATTGTTCTGGCTTACCACCAAACTTTGCTCTTTGTTCTAATACAGTTAGTATTTGTATTTTTCTAGCATAAGGTTTTTTAATTCTTTTTACTTTAGCTATTGTTTTCTTTGCATCTGCTACAGTTGCATACTTAATACTTACTGTATCTTTCGGATTCTCGTCTGTATATAATCTACGACCAGAACCTTTAGGCTTTTTTCCTGTTCCTACTTTTGGATCTTTTGTTTTTCTCATTCTTTTTTATATAGTTTGCTATTTTTTGAGCTTGACCTTTATGAAGTCTAGAAGCTTTAAATAATTGTTTAGATACTTTTTTTAATTGTCTTACCATTTCTTTTTTTCTTTTTAAATGTTGCTACATTTGTAGGTTTACCACCTACTCCTTGTGCCTTTGCTCTTTTTCTTTTAACAGCAGATGCTCTTTGTCCTGCTGTCATTCTTTTAGCTTTTGCTAGTGGTACACATTTAGGATATTTACGTTTACTACCTTTAGCTTTTTTTCTACCACAAGGTTGAAACTTACCATTCTTTTTTGGTGCTCCTATATCTACCCATTTTTCACCTACCCATTTACGTAAACTCATTTATTCTTTATCCATTTATATATTGCATAAGTACCTAAACCAAGTATAATATAAAGTATACCATCAAACCAAGATATATTATGTATTGTATTAATTAATTCAGGTGTTATATTCATTTACGTTTCCTACGAGTAGTTTTTCTTTTCTTTGTAGTAGTTTTCTTTTTCTTTTTACCACCAGGTTTTACTTTACCAGAACAAACTGCAGATGCATACATATTAGCATAAGCTGATGGATATACATCAAACTTTCTTTTAGCTGCTGCTTTACCTTTTGGGCAAAGTTTAGCCATTACATATTACCTCTTCGTGCATTTCTACGTGCAGCCATACCAGATAATACTACTTTACCGGCTTTCTTTTTTATTAAACCACCTTTAGCTCTGTATTTAGATGTTTTACCACCACCCATACGTTTTACTACACCACCAGTTTTAGCTTTGTATTTACTTTTTTTCACGTTTTTTCTCCTGTTTATATAAATTATTAAATGTTGTATACGCATCAGTATAACTATCATGTATTTCTGCAGAATGAATATATTGACTTGGTATAAAATCCGGTGGACCTTCACCTGTTACCCATAAAGCAGGATTAGTTACTCTAACTCTATTATTAGGTAATGCCACGATATTACCTGTCCATTTATCTGCATCTATTAATTGCAGTACGTGACTTTGTTTGTGTTGAGCTGGGTCATCACTTATGTAACTATCAGTATAATCAACAGTAAACATATAACGACCTTTGTAAAACTCACCACCTATTTTACAGTACCAAGGACTAGAACTTATTCTATCCATCACTATTATAGAATGACCTCTAGAGGAACAGTCCCAAGGTTGTGCTAAATGAGTATCCATTCTTTCTGGCATCTCTTCTAAAACTTCATCTGCCACTAAACTTGTGATTGGCATTCGTGCCCACATTGCACCACCGGTTACGTTTTCTTCTTCATTAACTCCAGTAAAAACTACCTGAAAACTTAAACATCTGTCTGGTATAGTATTGACTGCAATCGCTAGTCCATGTAAATACTCACCATGATACATTTCGTGATTGTGTGTAAACTCTTTTCGCACCCAACATTTGAAATGTGGTATATTACTTATTAAATATGAAATTTAGCATCTCCATCTTTTTCTCGCTTGTCTTAATCTTGAGTTAGGATTCTTTGCTGCCTTTGGGAATTTTTTCATTTGTCCTGCAGATCTAGCACAATAACTCTTTCTTCTTGCTGCTCTTTTACCTTTTGGATTTTTTTCAGTAACTGCAGTCTGAAGTTTGCTTCCTGGATTTTGCCTCTTATATTTTTCTACACCTTTTTTTGTAAGACCTGCTCCTTGCTTTGTAGGTCTTTTGTGACCACCACCAATGGTCATATCTTTCATGCCTTTGCCTTTTACTCTTCTTTTTGTTCTAGCCATTATTAGTATATTCTGTAGATTCTTCTTTTACTTGAGCTTCTATTGGTCCTTTAACTGCTGGGCCTTTTCTAGCTGCACCATAACCTTGTCCAGTAGGTTTACTACTTGTATCATGACCAGTAGATTGATTAATAATTCTTGCATTAGCTCCTTCTATTAAATCTTTACTTTTTATTTGCATTATTTACATCCTCCATAAATTGAAGCTACAAATTCATTACCACCAACTTGGCCACCTGTAGCTTTTTTCTTTTTATTTTTATTCATAAGTTCCTTACGAAGCTTTTTTAATTTTTTTGCCATTTGCTTTTCAACTAAAGTTAATCGTTGTGCTTCTGTAAGTTTTGTTGTCATTATTTATCCTTTATCATATAAAGATTGAACTAAAACTTGACCACCAGATTTTGCTCTAGCTGCTTTATATAATTTTTTTCTAATAGCAGTTCCTTTTGTATCTGGTTTTTTATAATCTAATTGTTTTTTTTCTTGTTTCTTTTTATAAAGTTCAGGAGTATAATATTTTTGAAGCATTTCATATCCTTGTTTTCGTGTAATATTTCTATAAGGATCTAACATTTCTTTTCTAGTTTTAGTTGACTTTCTTTTTTCTAATATATTAGGTTTTCTAATAGGCTTTTTTTTCTTTTCTGCAATAACACTTTTTGTGCTTTTAAATACAGTTCCTTTACCAGGCGTTCCACCTTTTACATTAGTTGTTTTATTTTGATTAGCTCCTCTTTTTTTATATAAACCTTTTGTAGGTTTAGGTGATCCTTTAGGTCTTGCACCTTTTCCTGTATACTTAATATCTTTTGCATCTTTTGTTTTTTTTAGTCCTGTTAATTTTTCAATAAAATCTTTTGCCATTACCTTACTCCTTATCATAAAAAGATTGTATAAACTTATTACCATCAGAAAAGTCTTTAGTGCTACCACCATATAGTTGATATGTCATACCTCCACCTTTTCTTTTTTTTAATTTTTTAAAATCATCTCCAGTAATTTTACCATAAGGTGGTGCCTTATCTAAAATTTTTTGTTTTCCTTTTAATTTTTTTTGCATTATTAATTTTCTATTTTTTAGAGTTCTAGGATCAAGTCCTTTACGTTTTTTACCTTTTTTTGGTGGAGTACGCCTTGTTGGAACTCTTATAGTTTCTTGTTCTGGATATAAATATTCAAAAGTTTCTCTAGGTAAATCTTTAGTATCTGGATTTTTTATTTCTATTGTTGGTGTTTTTCTTCTTGCCATATTATTGCCTCTTGTTATTTGTAGTTTTATATTACTTGTATTAATAGCCATTAATCTGCATTTTTAATAACTGGTGTTGGTCCACCTGTTGGATTAGCTGGACTTTCCATATCGTCTCTTCTTGTTCTTCTAGCTTGATTCCTTAATGCATCTATTGAATTTTTATACTGTGCTTCCATAGCTGGTAATAAAGAATAGTTTTTCATAAATACCATTGACTCTACCATACATGCATCAAAAAGTGCATTGTAACAATTCTCGCTAAAATAATTAGATGTAGTTGCACTTGTACCTGTAGCACTTGCTAATGCTAAAGGTCTTCGTGTATATTGTATCTCACCAGTTAATGTCGAAGCTGGTGTAGGT